CCTCCTTTAGAATAATATAACGATAAGCGTTATAAATTAAGCCTCGTTACCGAATACAAGCCAACGACCAGACTTTGCAGCCTTGGAAGGAGTGTACTCAGCCTTGAAAGCAACAGGCTCACCCTCAGCGACGTCCTTGCTGATGTAGCAAGTCATCTTACCGTGGAAACCACCAGCGATAATCTCCTTAGCGAGATTCTTTGCAGCAGCCTTGGTCTCGTTGTTCACACCAAGGATTTCACCGGTAGCATCGTCAACCAGACGATAAACCTTCTTGAACTTACGCTTACCCTGCTCGTTCTTCACGTCAGTGATTGTCCAAGGACGCTCACGTGTATCAGCGACAGCACTCTCGATGGTGATAATGTAACCAACACCAGCGGCGCACTTGACTTTCTTCTGGAGATAGTCAACCATGAACTGCTTGACATCCTTCTCAGTGACAGCACCAGAGCGGGCCTTCATCCAGTTCTTATATGCCTGGGTAGCGTCACCAGCAATTGAGAAACCAAGGTTAGCGTCATTGATAGCAGCTTCCTTACTTACACCGACGATTTCAACTTTCTTAAAAGACATTACGTTTGCCATAATTGTAAAAGATTTAAAACATTAACATTAATTCATTTTTCCGAGTAGAACTGTTCTACAAATCGGAATTCGACTATTCATTTGAGTATCTAAAACTAAATACACCACTATTTCTGAAGTGGTAATACAATTATACCCATCGGTCTAAAAATTTCCAAATAAAAATGTAAAAATTTTTTAGAGCCATTAAAATGGGCATAATTGTGAAATCAGTTCCGTACACTTACTAGCCATCTCTTTAGGAGATAAACCGAAATTAGGGAACTTATGACAGTCCGTGGAGAACCATTCACATAGTAGACTTAGAGCAATAAGTTGGTCACCGTCTACCCACAAATCTTTCGTACACATCTTAATAACGTCATAATGTGTCAATTGTGGGTTTTTCTTACGAAGTGCATCAGTAAGATAACAAATCATACCAACAAGTGCCAACCTATCACCAAAGTCTTCAGTTGCGGGTACCCCGACAAACAAATCATCATAGAGCACTTTTCTCAGTGCTTCAATCTTGTTCGTATCCATTTACTGTATAGTAAGCAATCATTTTTAACAGCGTTAAAAATTCTTTTGTTCCTGCTAGGAACCATTTCGGCTTCATAGCTACTACGGAACTCCAGTAAGCCGGAATTGTCTCTACCACTAGGAAGTTTCCTTTAATGGTAGGATTATCTATTCCATAAAACTTCTTTGCACATAGTGAAAGAAGCCAGGAATAGAAAGCAATTTCTCGGTAGTAATGATACATCTTAACTGCGGAGTCAAATTCACTAATCAGTTTACCCGTAGTCTTAACGTCATTCACTGTAATTACTTTACTTACTTGGTCAATCGTAAAATTATCCAGTTTTGCTTTTAACTTCAACTCAACTGGTTCATTTCCGGGAACTTCAGCAAGAACATTAAGCAAGATTGTTCTTTCGTTTTCACTAGGTAGAAAACCACCAACTAAATCTTCTGGATGCAGGAGACTCTGGATATCTTTATTTTCGTTCAAAGACTTGATAACTTCCCTTAATCTATCTCGATTTTTATCATCAAAATAAATTGGGCAACGTTCATCTGTTGAATCTTGTTCAAATTTATACCGAGCTTTAAAATAAGGCTTAATTGCTTCCTTTACTTTATTAAGCTGGGCACTTGAAGGAATACCATTATAGTAATCTACCTTAACAGCAGCCTCCCTAAGAACATCGTCACCGGGAAGTTCTCCGTTCTTTGTGATTTTCCAAAGCCAATCTGCCATTAAACCAACCTTTGCAGTTGGAGCGGCTACATCTTCACAAAGGAAGAAAGACTCCGGTTGTAGTGAAAGTTCATGAACTGCACTACCAAAAGCGAGACTCGTCGTAAATTTAGCATTTTTAGAAAGGCCCTCAAAATATGCTTCCGGTGTTCCACCTTGGGCTGGGTTGATTAAGCCCATTCTAGAATTGCTAATATAGTCGGAATAATGCTCTCCGAAATAAGACGCGTCACTTATATTTTCTAGACGTAAAGTGTCTAGCAAAGGAGTAATCTTTATTTGTTGAAGAAGATCGTTTGTAAAAATCATCATAATAAATTCCTGAAGTTTGGAAATACGGTGTTCATGAATAACTCATAAACTTCTTCGATTTCCGCCTCCCTCAGAGAATAGATGCGACCAATGGGTCCCCAACTCTGATTGTTTGGAGAATCCATTAGAAGACATGGAACTCCAGATAGATTAAGCTGAATAAAGTTGCTGATAGAATCATCAACAAAAACATCAACTCTACCTTTAATTAAATCTGCTTTGTTCTTACCTTGCGAGTATGCTTGATAAATTGGTGCTTTCGGAAAATTATTGTCCTCCAACCACTTACGCGTCCAAGCCTTTGGATTAACACGCTTTGTGCAATACAATGCTACATCGAAATCTGGACGATTCTTAACTGGCAGATTTAGCCAAAAGTCTCTATCTTTTTTCAATATACGAGTTACGTGTCGCGTAATCGTAGCATCATCTTTCGGAGGTCCGAATCTTTTCAGATAATACTCATACCAATAGTTACAAGTATCGTCGCAATCTAATCCTATACGGAGTTTCATAATTCGTCTAATTCTAGTAATTTGCTAGAGATTATAATATCGTGCTTATCATACAATTCGTCAAGGAATTTATCCCATTCTTCCTCTTCCAAATCAGCATATTTATCCCAGTAGCGTTTAATGATTCTACTTTTTGCATCTTTAAAATCGATGGCAGAAATAGACTTCACTTCTAGGTTATCAACGGTTCCTGCGGCATAAACAAATTTATCCATAATTTAGATGGTTTTTGACAACAATTCGTAGAACAAAGTATCTGGAATTATAAATACAGTTCCAGGTGAAGCACTACCACCTTCTGCGGCTTTCTTCCAAGCCATGACAAAAGGTTTAGATTTATCAGAACATGCATCCCTAATAGTAAAATAATTAGGAAGGTTTTGAGTGTTCTTACATTGTATATTTACAGGCAGTTTTCTGTCAGTATCAACAATATCAATCTTGTTGTTATCGGCTTTCTTTGATTCACCCGCTGCTCTAACGCAGCCTGTATACCCAATCTCTTTTAGATGATTAATTACTTCTGTTTCAAAAGCACTACCTTTATTCTTGCTTTTCTTAGCTTGGTAGTGTCTCTTAGTAAAGGTATCTAACCATTCAAAAGTTGTCTTATCCTTACCACTAGCTCCGGGTTTGTTGCATCTTATTTTTATAGAAGCTATAGACAATCCAGTCTTTTCGCTAGCCTCTTCTATGGAGTTAAATTCTTGGGTGGTTCCATCTTTGAACGTCGCCCGACAAGATGTGTTTAGTTCCACCTATTTTTTAGCCATTTTACAAATTGTGTGATTAAGTTAAGTGTTTCTCCTCTCCCTTTATACTTATAGAAGTCGCTTATATCCTTTATTCCATACCTTCTAGGAATCCAAGTATAGATGAGTTCAGGATGAGCTTTCTTGATTTTCCACATATTAGCTATGCCAGCTGCATCATTGTCATAAATGACTACAATATGTTTGAATCTGGCCTTTAATTGCTCTAGAACTGAGTCTGACACAAATAGGTTTTCACTATTCGGAGCAATTGCCGGAATACCAAATTCATATAAACACATGCAATCTTTCATTGACTTAGTGATTACAAGTAAATTACCTTTCTTTGGCAACATTTCAAAGCCTTGTAACTTCTTAGCTGGCCAATTAGTTAAGAAGCGAATACCTTTCTCCTTATTACGGGGATAGTATATTCGCCATAATTCATTTCCATCCATCTTACCTCCATAATAGCCAAAAGCCATATCTGGATATTTAATGAGTGAAAACAAATTATCGTTAAGAAATACAGCTCGACAGGAAAATACCTTAAATCTCTTTAGAGTCTTTTCGGTAATTCCATACTGCATCCACCATTCTTTCTCAGCAGGAGTAAAATCCTGCATTTGAATTTGAATCTTGGACATTCCCGAGTCTTCATATCTCTTAACATTCTTAACTACGGTTCCAGCAGTACGCGGAAGATTGTCGTAACTCTTTAAATTGAAATCATTAGCAATTATTTTCAATGCAGAATAAAAATCTACATTAAACATTGCCATAACTAAAGAGAAACAACTATAAAACTCTCCCGTAGCAAAATCATGTAAGTATAAATCACCTTTGCCATTACGATAAAATCCACAAGTTGGTCTGTTATCAGTCCTAAGACGACTACATATTAATTTTTTGGATATTTCTTTAATTCCTAGATAATAGCAAAAGATTTCTTCTTCGGAGATTTTAGTTAAGATAAATTCCTTAGTTACATTCTCGCTAAAAGCAAACTTAAACATAACTAAGTTACTTAACTATTAAAGGCTGTCTAGAAGGCTGTTTAGTTCACCCTCAGTCTGAGCATCAAGTGCCTCAGATGCAGAAGGAGTAGCATCACTAGGAGCCGGAGTTGGACGTGCATTCTCGAACTCAACACGCTTCTTGTCCTCATTAGGAGTGAAACCGAGGTCATCCTTTAGAGACAGGAAGTTATTGTTGATATAAGCCTCACCGTCCTTGTTAACAGCTGCATAGAAAGGAAGAGCTGCATAGGTGACACCCTCATTGGTACGACCACCAAGTTTCAGATAACACTCAATACCCTTCTTCTCATTAGCGAGCTTAACAACCATGTTGGCAACATCGGTAAAGTTCTTTGCCTGGCCAACAACCTTCTTCAGTTTGGCGAAACCATCAGGATTCAGCACACCAAGAAGGTGAGCAAAGAACATCATAGCGCGGTCAGCGTTGGAAGGCATTTCACCACCCCAGTTGTTAGGCTGACGCTCTACGTCACGACCAGAAGTTCCAGGAAGGAAGAGATTCTCCTCATAGAAACCACTCTGGTTTTCCCAACGTACATTCAGTACGTCATAATCGGTACCATTCTTCTCAGAATGAATCTGTGTAAGCTTAGCCTCCACAAATTTTACCTTGTTGATGGAGTATGCTCTAAGTCTTTTGTCGGAAGCAACTCCAGTTGAATTTGCAAGTGAACCAAAATTAAAATTACTCATAATTGCACTTAATATAAAAAGATTACTACTAACTATCTAATTAATTAAACAATTCCTGCTAGCATAGATTCAAAGGTAGAACCATCGATTGCTGTTTCCTCGGAAGGAATATCATCATCGAGATTGTCTAGATTAACATCAAGACCTTCAGGTAGCGGTACATTAGCTGCGACAGCTTCATCGTCTGGTGGTAAATCCGGAGTCTTCTCTCCCTTTAGGATAAAGGTTCCAGAACCATCGGGATTCTCAGTAAGCTCAAAGATTGTACCATAAGCAGCAAGTGCTTCGTTGTTTGCACCTCTACAAGCTACTGTAAAAGATTTTGTTAAACGATTACCTGACTTACACTTAAAGGCTTCGTCAGTACCCAAGACAGGAGTAATAACTCCATCAATCTTACGCATCTTGATATTTAACTTAGCTTCAGGTTCCACTCCCATCAACTCAACAGCAGCTGTATTCAGAGTGTACTTGTTATCACTCAAGATTAGTTGAGGCTCTGAAGACTCATCAGCTTTCTTCTTACGAGTTGTAGTGGTTTTCTTTGCTGCTGGAGCCGTAAACTCACGGATTTCTCCAGTTTCAGGATTAACGGCGACAAATTTTCCCTGTTCGTCGTCAAAACATAAATTGTAATTAATTAGCATAATTATTCTCCACTTTCAAATTTATTAATGGTATCTATGACCAATTTCATGTTTGGTTCAATGTATTTATCTGCAAAGCATCCTGCAACCGAGCGGCAAGTGTCATTACCGTTAGTCCTTGTCATAAATCTATACTGAACTTCGTCGTTTTCGTCAACGTACTTGTCAGTATAAATAATATAACTGAAAAGTCCATCAAGATTAACTGTCTTATCCAGCATCTTTCCTGATGTATACAACTTCCAGAATGGTTCAATATCTGTGCCATCGTTAATGATATGTGAAATCATAACAACGGTTAAATCATCTCGTAAATTTTGAGCATTGTTGATAATGTCATAATAGTTCTTAGCTTGACGAGTAAATTTCTCATAACCCTTCTCCTCTGCACTATTCATAATTTCATTACTTAACAAGTAATTTAAATCATCAATAACAACAGTTTTGATGTCGGGTCTGGTCTGAGAAACCACCTTTAGAATCTTAGCAATTCTAGCATAATCATTACTTACAAGCCAGTTTCCTACTAATTTATTATCTTCAATACTTACTTTAATATATTTCTTACGAAATCCTGGAATTTGTAATTGCTTGTTAGTGCAACTAACGATAAATGTCTCGGAAGGTTCAAGATATTTAAGCGAAGTACTCTTTCCAGTATTGGATAAACCTGCTAAACAGATTACATTGCTCATTACAATATAAATTTAAAAGTTGAACGTTCACTATCTTCTTTATCTTCTTCTTTTGTATCTGTTGTTTCTGTACTTTGTGGTTTAAGTATATATGTAGGAGATGTATACTTGGAATAATCGTTGATTTCTTCGGGCTTTGGTATTTCATGCCAATAACCCATCCTACCAAAAAAGTTTACTGCAATTTCAACACTAGATGCACCGTCTCTTGCTTTCTGAACTGTTATAGTTCTAAAGTTGTCTTCGAGTACGTCAATCTTATAATGATTGTAATTTGCAAGGTGTTCTCTGTGCGGATTAAAAATTGATAAAGCAACTTCACAGTCTTGTGCTGGATTTCCAGAGTCCTTAATATCATTAAGATTTAGATTATTGAGTCCTTGCTTTCGACGTTCTATGTCTCCAGCGCCTCTATTAATCTGCATAATAACAACCGGACTAATCCCGCAAGCATTTCTGAATTGAACTAAAGTTCTAGAAACTGCATCAATTTCACCCTTTAATTTATCGGCAGCAGCCTTTACAAGACCAATATGGTCAACAATTACAGTATGAATTAACTCTGGATTATTTGGTGTGAAAGATATTTCTGCATCTTCACCAGAACCAACTACTGTTAGCTTACCTGTCTTCTTAATCTCAAGTATTAACTTGTTATAGATATAAGCAGAATTACA